TGAGTCTCCGGAGGGTAGTCATGGCCATCATTGTTTTGACCAACATTGATGGATAGTGCGGCCCACTTGCTTTCACAACTGCACTGCACTGAGCATCCCAAAGCATAACCTTATCATTAACTGTTTCCAATCCTGAGGACTGTTTACGTTTTCCGATGCTCATCACTTCCTTAAGCCAAGTAGGAATAAGCATACCTTCATCACCATAAAGGCCTAGATATTCCATTATGTCAGGTGAGACCACAGTTTTACCAAGATGGAATATCAATCCGTACCTCTTGAATGCCTCTTTGATCTTGTTTGTCTTGATTCTTGCTTCAACCTTGTCTCCATCTATATATAACCTGAGGAGTCCATCGTCACTATAGACAGCTAAAACTCCCTGAACACCAGTTGATGACGTTGCAATATCCATAACTACCTTCATAGCAAGGGTCCATAAGAAGTTAAGGAACCCCTCAAAGCCTCCTCTGACACCTGCTTTATAACCCATGAAACCCCTAGTGTTGTGGAATACAACTGCTGCCCTGAAAAACACATCAATTCTCCCCATCCAATTTTCGCCTGATATCTCACTCATTATTTTACCCAGAATCCTCACTAACGCCTGAGGGAATTTCTTAGAAAACTCACTCATATCGAATGAAATGTATAGCACCTCCTTATTTCCATATTCATCATTTAACTCAACACTTCCAGTATGTGAGTGAAGCATCTCTTCTATCTCTTTCCTCCTAGCCCTGTAAGTTTTCACAATTGATATCCCCGATGATTTACTTATGACTTTCTTGGTGAACCTCTCGCACACTTGAGTGAGTATCTTAAGTTCTTGTTCTGCCATATAAAATAGTCTAGTAACTTCTTTGTGTACTTCACCTAGTTTTGGCTCAGTTAACACAGTATAACTATTCTCACTATCACTAAGCACGAATTTCTTCAGATCTTCAGAAGGGATTTCGTCAATAGTCAATCCATTTGCCAGGTACTTACTCTCGAATTCTTCATGTGATTTAATGATAGATTCAAAGCGAGTACGTGCACTCTTGAAGTCTAAATTATCTTTACCTTCTAGGGCAGTCACGACATCATTGACAGCTTTAAGCCTCTTCCTCATGTCTTGGAACTCTTTAAAGCTCCTAGGCTTTTCTACTTTGATAGTATCCTTATCCTTTATCTTTGCCCTAGGAGCAGAAGATTTGTTTGATACAGGTATTGACTGCTTATTAGAGTCAAACAACCCTGGAGCTTTCTCAAACTCAATCATGTTCCACTTTGCGAAGCCTGCTTGCATAAGAGTAGAGGTTGGAGTGCTAGTCTGGTTTATACTATTAGCGAACTGTACAGCTATAGAATTGTTTCTATCTGCTGGCCTAGCTCTTAAAACAACCCTCTGGCGAGATAGGGATTCATAGATTGACTTCCTAGCTATGCCTTCAAAGTGTGGGAGAGCAGTGACATCAGCTTCGTTACACTCCTTTATACCTTCGACTGAATCAAAAACTTTGTCCATTTCACCATCAGGATGCGGAACGATTCTGAATATATTTGATAGGTTGAGGGCAGACTTCCTGTTAGCGGTTTTGTCGTAAAGATAATCAGCCATCTTTTGTCCGTACTTTAGCTTCACACCGTCTAAACCACTGGTGAAGAGGCTGTTAGGACTGGCTCCAAGTGTACTAGATTTATCTCCTCTTAAGAATAAGTGCTGTCTAGCACACTTGAAGACAGAGCCTACCCCATGGGGAGTCATTAAGCCTATTTTACAAACCTTCCTAAATATATCCAGAATGTCTTTCCCCTCTGTTTCAAGACCAGGTATATCAGGAGCATAAACATGGAATATAGCCATTGTTTTGAAGAACTCTATCACCCTTGAAAAGTGAACATTAGTCATAATATTACTTACGACCCTTCCTTTTCCAATATTGGTAAGTGTTAAAACTGTATCGCCAACTTGATAAAAGCGGAAAGGTCTCTCTACGCTAAAAGGGTCAGGCAATAAAAGGTCATACTGCTTTCCTTCTCGCTTCCAGTTCTTTACACTCTTCTTCATTTCCTTGTTGAAACTGTCTCTCGTATCTTCTAGGTATTGAGCTACACTCATAAATTTCACATATTTAACCATTCCTAAGGCATAATCATCATACATCATTTGTTTGGATTTAGTTGTTACCCAATGACCAATCCTAGAATTACACATGTTTTGAGCTTCGACTGCATCATGTGAGAGATCATCATTCATGAAGTCATTTCTCTCTAAGAACGTATCTTTTAGCATGTTGTCTAGGAGAATAAAAGCCTGGTGATTACCATCAAACATAGTCTTAGTCACACTACTTCCATCAATATACTTGATACAATCTCTGACATAAGGTAAGAAATAGCCTGCCTTGCCCCCTCTAATCATCGTGTTTACATTTCTTTCTTTAATAGGACCATCTT